GTACAGGTGGAGTTCCATCTACTTTTTTATTTTCTTCTACTACTTTTTCTCAAAATGATGAATTACACTTTGGTGTTGCAGGTACAGCAAACCCAAACGGTACCGTAATTAATGTTATTTTAGAATATGATATATAATACCTTAATAAAAAATTAACTATGTATAATTTAACTGAATTTAATCAACAAGATTGGGGTTTAGCAGACGACCACTTTGAATTTTTTAACTCTCTTATTAATAAAATTAATGAACTAGAAGCTCGCATTCAAACTCTTGAAACTCCTTAGGGTTTCCTAAATTTATTACATACGTATATCCAAACATAAAAAATTAAAGTTATGGCAGTTAAAAAATCAAACACTAAAAAGCTTACTACTGAAGAAGTTACTGAGCTTAATGAATTAAGAATTAAAACAAGCGAACTTACATTCCAAAGAGGGCAATTAGGTATCGCCGAAGATAATATTAAAAGACAACTCAACCAATTAGCTGAAAAGTTTAATGAGTTATATACTGAGGAAAATACAATTTCTTCAAAACTCTTTGACAAATACGGAAAGGGCCAAGTCAACTTAGAAGACGGCACTTTTACTACTGAAGAGTAATCTTTTTACAAGGGTTCGACCCTCTTTTAGATATTTATTATTGGCTTCCATCTTGTCTATGTTTTGACGGAGGAATCCATATTTATATACAACACAAATAATCTAAAAGATAATGGCCGAACAAATCGTATCACCGGGAGTATTTCAGAGAGAAACCGACCAGTCATTCATAACACCTGCTCCCGTTGAAGTTGGAGCAGCAATTGTAGGTCCTACAGTTAAAGGTCCAATTGAACAACCAACTGTAGTAACCTCATTTGCAGACTATAAAAACAAGTTTGGAACCACTTTTACTTCTGGTTCTAGTCAATTAGAATTTTTTACTTCTATTGCAGTACAAAAGTATTTTGCAAATGGAGGTAACAGTATGTTAGTTACTAGAGTTGTTTCTGGTTCTGGAGAAGCATGGGATTATGCAACAAGCACAAACATATATTCTAATTCTGGAGCTTCTTCAGGATTTGCTAGTGGTGCTTTAACTATAGTTTCTAATTTTGTTCCTGAAGATGAAGTACAAATCACAGTCGGAAGTACTGAATATAGATTTGTTGCTGCTGATCCTGTAGGGGGTATACCAGCTGATAATTCACCAGTATTTTATTTCTCAACAGGTTCTAGTATTGCTGACTCAGTAACTTCATTAGTTACTAAAATCGATAATGTTAGTATAGGTGTAGATGCTACAGCTAATTCTACAGAATTACAATTAACTGCTTCAAATGCAGGAACAGTAGGTAACTCAATTACTGTTGATACTGGTTCTGGTGCTACATTTAGTGATGTATTAACATTATCTGGTGGTACTGATGGTGTTGGTGCTGTATCATTTACATTAAAAACATTAGGTGAAGGTATTGTTCTTAATAACTCAACAGGTGCTTCAGATGCAGGTGAACAATATTCAGATGGCTCATTAAAATCAGGATCTTTAGATAATTTAAGATGGGAAATTAGTGGTGTAAATACAGCTGCTGGAACATTTAATTTATCGATCAGAAGAGGTGACGATAATATTAATAATAAAATTATTTTAGAAACTTTTATAGGATGTAGTTTAGACCCAAAATCTGATAATTTTATATCTAAAATAGTAGGTGATCAATATGCTTCAGCAACCGAATATGAAGGACAAACAGTTGTTAAAGTAAATGGTGATTATCCAAATAGATCTAAATTTGTAAGAGTATCAGCTGTTAATTTACAAACCCCTGATTATTTGCTCCCTGATGGAAATGTAGGAACTGACGCTAATGGGGTAGCTTATTCACAACGTCTACCAAATGTAGGAAGTGGTTCTTTCCATGGTGCTACTGGTACTAATATCCCAACCACAGGACCATTATTAGCCTTTGAAAATATTGCAAGTAGTAATGTTCAAGGATTAGTATCTAGTGATTATACAACTGCTCTTAATATCCTTAAAAATAAAGACGAATATAGATTTGCTACTATTACTATTCCTGGAATGTATAATTCTAACCACGCAAGTGCTGTAGCAAGTACTATTGAATTATGTGAAACTAGAGGTGATACCTTCCTTATTACAGATTTAGTTCCTTATAATTCTTCTATTTCAACATTAACAACCCAAGCAGGAACATTAAATACTAACTTTGCAGGAACATATTGGCCATGGGTTCAAGTTCCATCTACTGAATTAAGTAGAAACGTTTGGTGCCCTGCATCAGTAGTAATGCAAGGTGTTTATGCTGCAAACGATAGAGTAGCTGCTCCTTGGTTTGCACCAGCAGGTCTGAATAGAGGTGGATTACCTGTAATAAGAACAGAATTTAAATTAACTCAAGCATTAAGAGACACATTATATGACAATAGAGTAAACCCAATTGCAACATTCCCTAAAGTTGGACCAGTTGCATATGGTCAAAAAACATTACAGAAAAAAGCAAGTGCTTTAGATCGTATTAATGTTAGAAGATTATTAATTTCTCTTAAAAACTTTATTGGTGACACTTCTAAGAATTTAGTATTTGAACAAAACTCAACAGTCACCAGAAATAGATTCTTAAATGCAGTTAACCCATTCTTAGAATCAGTTCAACAAAGACAAGGTTTATACGCTTTCAGAGTAGTGATGGATGAAACAAATAACACAGCTGAAGCAATCGATAGAAACCAATTAGTAGGTCAGATATTTATCCAACCAACTAAAACAGCTGAATTTATAATCTTAGATTACACAATCCAGCCAACAGGTGCAACATTTAACGACTAAAAACTTAGGTTTAACATATTTATAACAAAACAACACGACAATGGCAATATTAAGTTCAGCAGATATGTTCTATACAGCTTACGAACCCAAGCTGCAAAATAGATTTATATTTTATATCGATGGCATACCAGCTTATCTCGTTAAATCCGCAGATAAACCAAAGTATACCGCAGAAGAAGTAGTTCTCGACCACATCAATGTAAAAAGAAAGGTCAAGGGTAAATCCGACTGGTCTCCAATCTCATGCACCTTATACGACCCAGTAACTCCTTCAGGAGCACAAGCTGTAATGGAATGGGTTCGTTTACATCACGAATCAGTAACTGGTAGAGACGGTTATTCTGATTTCTATAAAAAAGATGTTAGATTTAATACTTTAGGACCTGTTGGTGATGTTGTTGAAGAATGGATCTGTAAAGGAGCTTATATAACTAACGCAGAATTTGGAAGTGGTGATTGGACTTCATCTACTCCAATGGAAATTAGCTTAACCATTGCCATGGATTACGCGATCTTAAATTACTAAGATTTTTTACATAAAAAATTAAGAGGTGCGTAAGCACCTCTTTTTTTTCTATATTTATATACAAACATATAAAAGTTATAATATGGAAGAAAATAAACCAATGTTTCCAACAGAGGAAGTTACATTACCCTCAAAAGGATTAATTTATCCCCAAGATAATCCTTTAGCTAAAGGTACACTCGAAATGAAGTATATGACAGCTAAAGAAGAAGATATTCTTACTAATGAAAGTTATATCAAAAACGGCACTGTAATTGATAAGTTACTTGAAGCTCTTATAGTAACCCCAATTAACTACAATGATTTAATTGTAGGAGATAAAAACGCAATTATGATCGCAGCTCGTGTTTTAGGTTATGGTAAAGATTATACTTTTACTTTAAATGATGAAGAACATACTGTAGATTTAACAGAAGTAAAAGATAAAGAAATTAAAGAAGAACATTTAATGGAAAGAGGTAAAAATGAATTCGAGTTTACTCTTCCAACAGTCCAAAAACATATTACTTTTAAAATTTTAACTCACGCTGATGAGAAAAAAATTGAAAATGAAATAAAAGGCCTTAAAAAAATCAACAAAAATAGTTCAGCTGAATATTCTACTAGATTAAAATATACTATTTTATCTGTTGATGGTGATTACGAACGTAAAACAGTCAGACAATTTGTAGATAATGGTTTATTAGCCCGAGATGCAAGAGCGCTTAGAGAATACATCAAAGAAATACAGCCTGATGTTGACTTAACTTTTGATCTTGAAACTTCAGCTGGAGACGTGCAAGGCGTTAAGGTCCCTATTGGGATCACGTTTTTTTGGCCTGACTCCGAATTATAAATTTCAAGTTTATGATGAAATACATGACCTAGTTTATTACGGTAAAGGAGGTTTTATATATTCTGAAGTGTATAATATGCCTATACACATTAGAAGGTATCATATTCGAAAAATTGATGCTCTTCATAAACAACATAATGAAGAACATGAAAAAGCCATGAGACAATCTTCACAAGTAGCTAAAAGCATTCCTAAGATGCCTAATATACCAAAAAACCTAAAGACTTAATATTTATACCAGACATTATTTAACTTAAATGGCTAAAAAAGACAACCTAAATGATATGAATGAAACAGCAAAAGCTCTAAAAGAGTTATTTGCTGAAATAGGTAGTCTAGTAGGTGAACTAAACGCTCAATTAGGTAACACAGCTGACACCACAGGAAAAATAGCTGACAATACTTCTAGAGCAAGAAATAATAAAAAAGCTTCTGCTAGTCTGAGTAAAGAGTTTATGGATAGTGAAAAAAATCGCGAAGCTCTTCAAAAAAAAGTTTTAAGTTTAAGTTTTGAACAACAATCTGAGTTAAGAAAAGCCTTAAAAACTGGTAAAGGTTTAAATAGAGAAAAACTTAAAGAATTAGGTTTAGATAAACATATTGGTAATTTAGCAGGTGCCGCCGCTAAAACTAAATTAGAACATTTAGGGATCTCAAGGCAACTAATTGCTTTAAAACAGATAGAAAATAAATTACAAAAAACTTCTAACACATTAATAGATGCCTTCCTCACCCAAATGATGAAAGCAGATGAGGAAACAACTCAGATGGGTAGGAGTATGAATTTATCTAAATCAGAAGCTGTTGCCCTAAAACAAGAATTTGCAGTAGCAGCTTTACGTTCAGGAGATATAGCTGTAAACTCAGTTCGTATGGGTAAAGCTATGGGAGTGTTAAATAAACAATTAGGAACAGCTGTTAGATTTAATGATGAAATGTTAATGACTACATCTAAATTAACTGATGTAGTTGGTTTATCCGCTGAAGCCGCTGGTAGCTTAGCATTCCAAGCACAACGATCTGGGCAAAGTCTTAGAGAAGTAGAAGAAAATGCCTTAGGAGCTTCTTATGAAATGCAACAAGGTGCAGGAATTGCCCTTAATATGAAAGATGTTCTTGAAGATACTGGTAAAGTTTCTGGCCAATTAAGAGCTCAATTAGGTGGTAATCCTGAAGTAATTGCTAAAGCAGTGACAGCGGCTAAATTATTAGGAGCTGAAATTAATGATATAGTAAATGCTAGTAAGCAGTTATTACAATTTGAAAGTAGTATTGAATCAGAATTAGAAGCTGAGTTACTAACAGGTAAACAACTCAATCTTGAACGTGCTAGATCAGCAGCATTAGCTGGTGATCAAAAGACTGTAGCTGAAGAATTAGCTAAGAATATGGGTACGTTTACCGACTTTACTAAAATGAATACCCTTCAACAAGATGCTTTAGCTAAATCTATGGGTATGACATCTGATCAATTATCAGATATGTTGTTCAAGCAAGAAACTATGGGCATGAATGCTGAACAATTAAGAGCTCAAGGTAAAGACGAGTTAGCAGATAAGTTAGAACAATTAAGTACTCAAGAAAGATTAACCCTTGCTCAAGAAAAATTCCAATCTGTAATAGGAGATTTAGCAGTTGCAATGACTCCTATTTTAGATATGGTTTCTGGAATGGCGGCAGCATTTGCATCTATGCCAGGAACAATTGGATTTATAGTAGGAGCTTTAGGAGCAATGGTATTAGTTCAAAAAATGTTAGCAATTCGATCTATGATAGTAGCAGTAGCAAAAATATTCGAAGGAAACGCTAAATTTGGACCTGTAGGTATCGGTCTTTCATTAGCAGGTATAGCAGCTCTTTTTGGAACTATAGGTGCAGTAACTGCTAAAGTTAAAGACGGTATAGCACCAGCAAGTAAAGGTCCATTTACAATTACTGACAATTATGGTGGAATAGCAACAACTACTCCTGGCGATAATGTACAAGTCGGTCCTAAAGTAGGTGCTAAATCCTCTCCAGCACCTATAGTAATCCAAAATAATTGGGATGCTTTTGCTGCTTCAAATGGTAATGGTAGACGAGGATTAGGAGGAACCCAAGAAATGCAAGCAAGTCCCACATTTGCTTAATATTTATAATAAAACAACAACACAATGGCTATTAAAAATTTAGAATCACTTTACGATTTAGTAGGTCCATTTGGTGAAGCAGGAGGAGGCCCTGTAAGTAATATGGAAAACCAACAAGGCCCCGGATTCCCTATTGTGGGACCTGACGTAACTAAAGGATACTACCCTTTCTCTGTTCCTAATGGATCACAATTACATGGTGGACCACTTGAAGATCAAGCAGGCAGATCATTAGTAGGTCCTGCCTATACAGGTGTATATGGAGGATCAGCATTTACCGCAAATCCTTCTGTACGTGACTTAGATGGTTTAATCCCATCATGGGGTCCTTACCGTAATGTAGGACCAGATGAAGGATTTTATTAATATGATTTATGGCGATATCATTAAAAAATCTTTTATTAATCGCCGAAGAAACAGGCGCAAATCCTGATGGGTCAAATTTTGAACAACGATCTTTAGGGTATGGGGATAATGCTCCTTTAATAACTAAAGACTTACCAGCAGTAGAAAAAGAAACTAATGGTGCTTTAGGATTAGTAGGTGAAGTAACTGATAATTTCGTAAGAGGTGGAGCAATAGCATTAGGTAATGCTGTTATAGATGATTTAGTAAGATTAGGTAAGGTTTTTATTTCACCTAATGGTTTAGCATGGGCAGCTGCTAATGTAGCTTTAGCAGCAACAAATCCTAAGGGCCCTATTTTACCCCCAACATCTGGTGGAGGTGGTGAAGAGCAAGGATTTATAGGAAATGCTATAGATACAATAAAAGAAAATTTACCCCCACGAAATAGATTAACATTACCTATAAATGTAGGTTTAACTGCGGGTACTGGAGCTGCTGGTATTAGATTTAGAAAAGACGGATTACTCCCTACTGAAACTGAAAACGGTTTTAATTATGATTCTACAAGAGGAGGCCCTAAATATGAATCTGGTATATTAGAAATAGCAAAAAACAACACTGAAAATACTTCAGAATTTACCCTTTACGGAAAATATACTAACATATATAATGGTGGATTTGAAGGAAGAGAAGATCTAATATTAAGATACCCAGGTGGACCACACTCAACTTTTGGAATTGGGGATACTGAAATAAAAAGATATAAAGCAGACCCTTATAGAGGTCACTTACCCCTATTTAACACAAATCTATTTGAATTAAAACAACAACCAGGAAGTACTGCCCATAAAGATTATAGATCAGTCGTTGGTACTACTTCCGCAGTTGAACCTATTCCTAACGAAAAAACCAGAATCAACCTTTATAAATTAGGTAATCCGGGGATTGATAATTATGGGAATGAGGTTGATGTTTATGACGTAAAAACAATAGATAAAATATCTGCTGCTAGTATATTTAAAAGACAAAACCTTGAATCATTTGACACTACTTTTAAAGATTATATTAAATTCAGAATAGCAGTTGTTGATACTGAAAATCCATTAAATGATAATGTTATATTATTTAGAGCATTATTAGATAATTTAACAGATAATTATAGTGGTAATTGGGATGGTTTTAAATATAATGGTCGAGCTGAAGAGTTTTATGTTTATAATGGGTTTAAACGTGGTATAAATTTTGGGTTTAAAATTCATACCCAAACACGTCACGAACAAAAACCTTTATGGAGAAAATTAAATTACTTAGTAGCTCAAACTGCACCCGAATATAAAAACAGAAGAATGAGAGGTGTATTTTCTCGTTTAACTATAGGAGATTGGATGAATGAAATCCCCGGATTTTTTACTTCAGTAAATTTAAGCTGGAATACTGCTTATCCTTGGGAAATTAGGCATGATGCTGATGGTGTTGATAGAGATTTAAATGAATATCCTCACATTTTAGATGTATCTTGTGAATTCCAGCCAGTACATAATTTTGCTCCCTCAAATAGTCCTACTACACCATTTATATTACCTGAAATTGGGGTTAATAATAATAGGAAATACGCTAGACAAAGTGACGATGAAAATCAAGATGAATTTGATATAAATGGAATCGCAGCAGATGCTCAAGTAGCTGATATAGATATAATATCAGTTCCAGAACCTCCTGCACCACCTCCTGCTTTAAACCCATCACCTACTCCCTCTAATGACATAACACCAATAGAACAAAGAGGCTTAGCATTATAATGAGAAGATTTACTGACATAAAACAACGATTAACTCAAAGGGGTAAAAGATATTACATTAACACTGTATTACCTGATGTTCCTTTAAGTAGTGATGATGTTTATATTATTACTCAAGATGGAGATAGATTAGATAATTTAAGCTATGAGTTTTATAACGATACACAATATTGGTGGGTAATATTAGCTGCTAATCCTAATAAGTTACGTAAAGATAGCTACCATGTAGCTTTAGGTGAACAAATTAGAATACCAGCTAACCCTTCCAGATACGTAGATTCGTTTATTAATTTTAATAATAATAATAGATGAGTATTTTTAAGGATACTTTTAGACGTTATGTTAGAGATCAATTATCACTTAGAGAAGAAATAATTGATATTGGAAACACTGATGATCAAGGAATAAGATCCAATCGTAACAAAGGAAAAAACAACATAACATTACAAAGTGGTACAGTAGTTAAAAATTTAACTGATGGTGCCTTTTATAATTATACGTTAAATAAACAATGTATTATTAGAGCAACCTCTATGGTTGACTATGTTGAAAATGTTGATCTGGAAATTGGTGGTTTAGAAGGTGAACAAAGTTTTAATGCTTTAAGAGGTGCTTCTTTATCTCAAAATTTTATTTTAGAAGGAGGTGTATTAAGTGATTTTGCACGAACTAAAGGAGATAAAAGAGAAGTAAGAAGATTAACTACTCCTAGAGATTCATTTCCTAGGCCAGGCCAAAGAACTAATTTAGGATATGGTGATTTAGCTATTGGAGCAGATGCTTCAAGTGATGGATATGGAATCGTTCCTATGCCTGGTATTATAGATATTAATGTTAGAACTAAATCAGCATATGGTTCCTTAAGAGAAGCTAAAGTTAATTTTGAATGTCATAATAGAAGACAATTAGAAGTTTTAGAAATGCTCTATATGCGACCAGGTTATATGGTTGTATTAGAATGGGGTTGGGCTCCTTATATTGATAATAATGGGCAACTATATAAAGAAAAAAGATTATTGGAAGATTATTTCGCTACTGAAGATGGAGGGTCTAAAATATATACTAATGATTTAACCCAACAAGAAGTATTTAATGCTATTAACAAATTAAAAGAATATCATTGTGGTAATTACGATGGTTTTCTAGGATTTGTTAAAAATTTCGGATTCCAAGCCCGTAACGATGGAGGATATAGCTGTTATACAGAATTAGTTTCTATAGGTGAAGTAATAGAAAGTTTAAGAATTCCCAGTATATCAATTACAGACCCTGCTATTAATATACCAGGTGAAAACGGGGAAATAGGAGATCAATCTAATATTATTATTGAAAATACTAGAATAGATGTCGGAGACGCTGAGTTTGATAAATCAACTACTAGTACTATTTCAGTTAATCAAGCAACATTTAATGAAGCTTTAGAAGCAGGTATATTTCCTCGTTATAATGGTTTATTAGGTTTAATTAAATCATTATCTAATTATTGTACATTTAATAGTTTTTCTAGAGGAAATAGTAACAATAATAGAAACGTTGAATTTGAAAATCAACAACTTGGTAATGTATTTGAATTTATTAATGAAGATAAAAAAGATGCTGCCACAGATGATCAAAAAGAATCACTAGAAAAACAAGAAAAAACAGCAAAAGACTTAGCTTCAGATAATGGTTATAATAGTGTTTATTTTAGGGATTTTTTAAAAGACTTAGTTAGGTATCAATCAACTAGTTTAGAACAATATTTACTAAAAACTTTACAATTACCCGCTAATGATGGGTTATTA